CTGTCAGAGCATTACATGTGATTGCAGTTATGCATGAAGGAGATGCTCAATTTATGGCAACAATAGCGATTGATGCTCTTAAAGAAATGGAAACCTATGGATATATCTATGATACCTTTAATGCAGAATATAATTAATTGGCTCAATATTGCCCTTTAAAAGACAGAATATGCTTACATGCTGGTACATATAAGGGTGAACTACATTGTGGCTTAAAAACAGGCAGTTTAAAAGAAACGAAAGTAAAAAATATTAACAAATGTCCGTATAAACCGAAAAAACGTGGAAAAAGATAGAGAGTATATAAAAAGAAAGTTAAAAACGAATATGATTATGTTCGGTAAGGTCATTATGCCTAATATGTTTTCGGCTGGTTCACCAGATTTCCATTATCAGATTGCGGATACGTTAATGAACAATCAAAATAAGCAAGTCAATATTATCGCCCCACGTGGTCATGCTAAATCCTCAATTGTCGGTGGTGTTTATCCCTTATACCACATAATGAACCATAGTGGGGCAAAACTTATTGTACTGGTATCCAGAACTCAAGATCATGCCATTAAATTGCTAGGAACGATTAAAGATACCTTAGAGTATAGTGAATCGTTTCGACAGATCTATGGATACTGGGGTCAACATTCTGCAAGGCAATGGGCAAAGTCAGAAGTTGAGTTAAAAGATAATTCAATGATTATCTGTAAAGGAACAGGACAACAGCTACGTGGAATTAAGGTTGGCTCACAAAGACCAACCTGTATTATCGTAGATGATCCTGAAGATGAAAACAATACAAAAACGGCAGAGGCAATGGAGCAGAACCTAAGATGGTTACTTCAGAGTGCTGTGCCGTCATTAGACCCTCAAAAGGGTAAGATTATTGTAATTGGAACACCACAACATCAAAGATGTATGGTGGAGATCCTAAAAGAAATGAAAGGTTGGAAGAATATGCATTTTGCTCCCAACCTAGAAACCAATACGGCTTTATGGGAAGAATGGCAGCCGATTAAAAAGCTCGTACAGAAAAAAGAAGAACTCGATTCAATTGGACGTTCTTCGGTATTCTATCGAGAATATATGTGTCAAATCGTAGGTGATGAAGATCAGCTCTTTAAGCAAGAGTATCTTCAATACCACGATTATGAATTAAAAATAGATAAGAATGACAATCATTATCTAATGAATGGGGAAAAAGAATTCCCTGTAAACGTATTTATGGGGGTTGACCCTGCTTCTTCGGTTCGCAAGACAGCAGACTACTCTGTAATCATGCCTATTGCGGTAGACGAAAACAACAACAGGTATATTCTCCAGTATTACCGCCAAAGGGCAACTCCCATGCAATTAGCTGAAAGCATTATTGAGTACTTTAAACTCTTTAAGCCTGTTAAAGTCAGGGTAGAGAGTGTGGGGTATCAGGAAATGCTACGAGAGTATTTAAGACAGCGTTGCGATGAAGAAAAATTATTTATTTCTGGATTAGAAATTAAAGAGAGTCCTCGAACCAGCAAGTCATCACGATTAGAAACAATGCAACCTTACTTTGCACAAAAGAAGATGCACCTGTTAAAAACAATGGATGAACTCAAGGACGAACTCTTACTCTATCCCAGAGGGAAACATGATGATTTACTGGATGGCTTATTCTATGCCATGAAAAAATGTTACCCTCCAAACCACAAGAAGGTTGTGAAAGAAAATAAATCAAACTATATTCGTAGAGACAATGAGGACATAAGTTGGAAAATAGCATGAAATAGGAACTTTTACTTAAAGTAAACGTTTAAGACAGTAATTGGGCAACCAAGAAAAGTAAACTATTGCACGATACGACTAAAACAGAAGCGACACAGCTGACTCACGACCTCTTGTCAGATTATTCATCTGCTCGTCAGAATTGGATTCAACAAGCCGTAGAAGATAATGAATTTAGAAACGGCAAACAATGGACAGACGATCAGGTAACCGCTTTACGTAAACGTGCTCAAGAACCCTTAGTCGTAAATGTTGTGCATAGTGCTGTTGAACAGGCAAAAGCAATGTTAACAGCCAACAAACCTAAATTTCAATCGACAGCCAGAGAAAACAGCGATGCAAAAGTCGGCAGAATGTTTTCAGATATTATGGCATATATATGGGATCAGTCGAATGGTAATGTGGAACTGAAGCAGGCAATAGATGATTATTATGTAAAAGGCATGGGTGTGATGATGACCTATATCGACCCTGATGCAGACTTTGGCTCAGGCGAGGTCAAATTAAAAGCGATTGATCCCTTAGAATTGTTTATTGATCCTGCAAGTAAGGATCCATTTTGTCGTGATGCTGCTCATATGATTATTGGTAAAATTGTTACACAAACTCAATTAATCGAAACTTATCCAGAGTTTGCAGAACAAATAAAAGAAACTGCAGAAACCAGTTATTTAAATACCGTTTCTGAATCACGATATGCATTAAGAGACGAAGATGTTACCTTAAAAAGGCGAATGACTGGAACATCGATTACGGATGAAAGAGAATTAGAGCTATTTGAACGCTATACACGAATCAAGAGTCCATATTTTAAAGTTTATGATCCTTTGAGTAATGAACAAAAGGTTTTAAATGAACCTGATTATGAAGCGTATACACAAGAGCCGATTGTTCTAATTACCAATGCTGGAGAACAATCAATTTTTACGGATAAAGCCAATGTAAATAATTATATGCAAATAGCCAAAGAGATTGGATCAACGTATCATTTAATGCTCGATCCTCAAACAGGACAGCCAACACCAATGGCAGGCGAAGAGCATGAAGGATCTATTCCAAACTCAACTACGGTTATCGACATTCTAACTAAAAAAGAATTAATCGATGATGGTGGAATTATGGTAAATGAAATTGAGATAACTCAAATACAACAATGTGTAAGTGTTGGAGACGTGCAACTCTATATGATTGACTTACCTGTTGAGCATTATCCAATCGTGCCATTTATGAATGGGTTTAATCGCAACCCTTATCCGAATAGCGATGTTAGGCTGGTTAAGGGATTACAGGAGTATATCAATAAAATTCGCTCTTTAATTGTGGCTCATGCCTCAAGTTCGACCAATGTAAAACTGCTAATCCCAAGAGGGAGTATGAATAAGCAGCACTTAGAAGAAGAATGGGGTAAAGCTGGTACGGCTGTTATTGAGTTTGATCCAGAGTTAGGACAACCAATTGTCGCAGGACCTGTGCCATTGCCAAATGAATTATATAAAAATGAAGCCGATGCTAAAGCAGACATTGAACGCATTTTAGGCATATATGCTTTAATGCAAGGTGGACAGGCACAGGCACCGTCTACCTATAAAGGAACGGTAGCTTTAGATGAGTACGGACAAAGAAGAATTAAATCAAAAAGAGATGATATTGAAGAATGCATTAATCAATTGGCTAAATCCGTTGTGAGCTTAGTGCAATATGTTTATACCGATCAAAAAGTCTTTCGATTAATGCAACCAAATAATCGTCCTTTGCAAATGGAAATTAACAGTCCGTTATATGATGATGTTGGCAATCTAATGGGCAAGGTTAATGATATTACCATTGGTAAATATGATGTGATTGTTTTATCAGGGTCAACATTGCCATCAAATCGCTGGGCAAGGTTTGAGTACTATATGCAGTTATACTCTTCTGGGTTAATTGATCAGATTGAAGTGTTAAAACAAACCGATGTTGCTGACATGGAAGGCGTGATGCAACGTGCTGGTCAAATGCAACAAATGCAACAGCAGATCCAAGCACAGACCGATGAAATTAAAAAGCTTAAAGGTGATCTGCAAACAGCACAAAGGGAGTCCTTACATGATCGTAAACGTGTAGAGGTCAAAGAATTCGAAAAGAAGCTTGCAAAAGCTGAAGCTAAAGTTGAAATGGCATCACAGCTATATAAAACTCGTTTAGCTGATGAGCTTAAAGTAGCTAAAGAAGACATCCAGGATTTTAATGAGCGTAGAAATACAGCCAGAGAAATGAATGAAGAGCTGTTAATGTTGGAGGAATAATGAGCGTTTTAAAAAATTTATATAAGGTTAATAAAGCACTCAACAAAAAAAGATATAAAGATAATCCTATAAGAGCTGGATTAACTGATATAGTATCCACTGGAGCAACTGTAGGAGGTGCTGCTTATTTGCTAAATAAAAAAGATGAGTTTGATACTGAGGTTCAAAAAGAACTAACTAGAGCATATAAACTTTATGAAAATGGCGAAATGACCAATGAAGAATTTAAATATATAGAAGCTTCATTTGATGAATTAAGAAATCAAAAAGAAAATTTAATTAAAAATAATGCAACTTTTGGTGTTGGGTTAACCACACAAGAAGGAATTGAAAGAGGAGAACCTAAATACAAACTAATAGTTATGCAGGATAAAAACCCTTATACAAAAGATTTACCACAAGGTGATACTATGGGTACAGGAGATTTTAGATAAAAATTGAAGAAGTGGTTGCTGGAAATAACCAAATCACATAAAGGAAAGAAATGGAGAATATCTTAGAAACACGTAATGCTGATCAGCCTCAAGTTGAGAATGCTGGACTTCAAGTGGAGAACCCAAGCATTCCATCAGGGGAAATACCTACTGAGAATTTAAACCCTCAGACAGGAATGGCTGAATCAATTACGGAGTCACAACCAACAGAAAACGTTTCCCCAAGAGAAGACACAACTCGTTTTGAATATTGGCAATCACAGACTGATAAAGCCAAGGGCGAGGTAAATGCTTTACGTCAGGAATTAAATCAATATAAACAAATGATGAATAATCCTGATCAGCAAACCTCTCCCTCCGATGGACAAACTCAAGGATACCCAAATCAAGGATTTCAAGAGCCTTCATTGAAGGAGCCTACAGCACCTGAAAGACCACATTCATACAATGAGGTTGATGCTTACAATGATCCAAATAGTGATTCATTTAAGTATCGATTAGCTAAAGAGTCTTATCGAGATAAGTATTTAGACTTTTTAAAAGAAAAAGATCAAGTACGTGAGGCAGAACTGCAACAACAATATCAAGCACAAATGCAACAGCAACAACTCCAAATGGTACAGAGACAGGCAATGAGCCACGCTGTAAATAACTTTGGATGGGATTCAGGTAAAGCAGCAGAGTTTGTATCGTGGTCGCAGAACCCTCAAAATCTTACTTTAGATAATTTAGCTAAGTTGTTTGAATTAAGAACGAACCCAAACCCAGTCGTAAAGCAACGAACTGAACAAATGCAAAATCAAGCAGAACGGTTAGCTATGCCTAAAACTGCAGCGGTGCAAGCTGGCAAAGCAGAACAACCAAGAAGTGATGAGCAAATGTTTAGTGATGCTTTATTGGGAAGGTAAGTTATAAAGTAAACTAGAAAACACATCTACTTACGGCTATAAGTAGATACAACGTAGGAGTTACAAATGGCAGCTACAGAAAAGCTACTAAAAGCTTCTGGTGTGCTTTATACGGATAGACGAAATTTTTACGTAGATCCGCAGGTCACTAAGGAGCTATGGACAGACGTTGCACCTTTTACTACAATGATTAGTAATCAGGAACAACGTGACGTACCAGACCCAACTTTTAAGATGTTTGAACATCGTAATCCTTGGGTAAAACAAGAGTTTCAAAATGCTGGTGAAACAGTTACTTTGGCAGCAAACGGCACCGAAAGTGCAGCTCTTAACATTGACAACATACAAGGTTTAGCAAGTTCTGTTGATAGCAGTTACTTAGGTCTTGTGGTTGAAATATGGAATGAAGCTAAAACAACTAAAAATGCTACAGCAATTATATCAAGTGTAGTAGATGCTGATGAAATCAAAGTTAAAATTCTTAGCACAACAACTGGAAGTGATTACGACTTAGTTGACAATGATTACTACATGATTATTGGTAACGCACATGGTGAAGGTAGTTCAGCTCCAGAAGCATGGGCAGATGAACTAGATGTTGTTTACAA